CATTATCCATTATAAACTGAATAAAGTTTTTATAACTTTCTTCTCTTCTTTCTTTTTTGCTCATATTGTTATATAATTCACTTGTTCTATATAAATCAAATACATCTTTAATTTTTAATACTTCACCTTCTGATTTTTCAAAATTATTTACAAACCAAGTGTATTTTTCATCTGAATGCTCTAAATAAGTTTTAGTTCTATTAATAACCTCTTCGCATATATTTATTTTTTCAATACAATCATAACCATATTTTAACTTATAATTTTTTGAATGGTCAATTAAATAATAGAATAGTTGGTGTTTATATTCTTCTTTCCACTCATCTGTCTTATATTTTGAATTAGCTTGAAATGTATTTACTCTGTCTTTATCTGATAGTAAAAATTTATCATTTGTAAAAGTTGATTTAAAAGGTATATCCACTAATCTCCTTAAGTAAGAATCATCAATCCTACCATCTATTTTTGGTTTGTTATTTGCTTCCAAAAAATGAGTAGCTTTTAAAAATACTTTATTATTCATAGAATATTTACGCTCTGCTGATATTCCTTTACCTCCAGTCAATTCTTTCATAGTTGCTCCATTTATCTTTTTAGTTGTGCTGTCTGGTTCGGAATAAAATATACATCTCTTATTATTCATATTAGCTACTTGAGTATTTATACCTTCTTTTAATGGTTGTAATAAAACCGCATTTGAACATCTATAGCAAAAATTGCTAGACATCATCTCTTCAAATAATTCATTTATAAGCCCTTTTCCATTACCTCCTCCCCCATTAGCTATGATGAACTTTTCCACGTGTTGCCCATACATAGCTGAAACTAAAAAGGAGAAATAGGTTTCTTTAATTTCTTTATCTGGAAATATTTTATTAAATAAATCTTCTAAAAAATCTTGTTTTTCTTGGTTCCTTTCTTCTAGTTGATAAGGTACCGTAGTCAAAATATAATCACTTTTTTCAGCTTTTCTAAATTTATGTTTTTCTAAATCATATACATTTGAATTAAATGGAAGAATATAGCCGTTTGCGTCAAATTCAATATTTTCAAAATCTCTAATAGATAAATGGTGAATAATACATTCCGCTATATTTTTCTTTTTTGTTGCTGTTTGAACAGATGCTAAATTCTTATGTATTAATTTTTGATTTACATTTAATATGGATATTAAGCTATTATTGGGATTTTCATTTTTTTGAATTTCCATGATTTTTTTTAATAGTTGAATACCAAGTTCTCCCAAATATTCTGTTAAATGTTTCCCTATGAAATATTTTAATTTGTTTAGTTTTCTATCTTCATACCATAAATTATTATGAAAAATATATAGCATATCATCTTTATAAACTAGGTTCTCAAAATTTTCATTAAAAAATATTTCTGCAAGTTTATCCTCTGTAAAAAAATTTTCATCTACTTCCTCGGATCTATATTGAAAATATTTTTCTTTATTTGATATTTTACAATAATGATAAAAAGTTCCCATAGTTGAGCCTTCTCTGCTTCTATTCCAAAGTTTGTTAAAATATTCTTCATCATATTTCTCACTTTTAGAGGATAGATATTTACCTATCTCATAATTATTATTTTTAGTATCATTTGCCAAACTCCATACTATTTTAGTCCAGCTGTCATACTCATCTATATATTTTATATCTATTAAATCTGCGTATTTTTTAATAGTTTCATTCATTTCAATATTATTAGTATTTTTTTTAATAATCGTATTTTTTTTAATCTGCTTCTTCGGTGTTTGCGTTTTCTTTACAATATTTTTAAAATCAAAATTAGGTATTTCCATATTTCCCTTTAGTTTTCTATCTTTTGGTGTATAAGCCCACTGCCCTGTTAAAAGTTCTATATGTTTATAAATAGTTTGAGTTCTATAATTATTAAATGGAAAATTGGATTGGACAAAAAAATGCTTTCCTTTTTTTTTAGTATTTGATTTTTTATAGGGTATTTTATCATCTATTAATTGTTGCACAAATTGATAGGCTTCTGGGTAATCTTTCTCATAATCTATATTATCTTCAAAATCTACATCTATAATTCTTATTTTGTTTGTATCTAAAGCTATACAATTACACTCTTCTAAATAATCATGTCTTTCTAATATTTCCATTTCATTCAAATTTTTAAAATCATTCTGATTAACTTTAGAGTTATACTCTTTAGGATATGAAGGGATTTTACCTTCTTTAGTTATTTTAATATTGATTGGAAACCACTTTATAGAGTTAATATCTGCGAATTCTATAATATTCATTTTATTAATATATAGAAACATTATTTTTTTAAGTATTTTTTAAATTATAAATTAAATTCAGATTCTGCGAAAATGGCCAAAAATGTGTCAAATGTGTCATATCTTGCCCCACTTTTTGGAAACTCTATAGTTTTTTTGATTTACACGGGACTTTCCGAAATCAGGGGCAAGATATGACACATTTGACACACTTTTTTTTTCGGTCTTTTTCTACCTTCCAGTTATACGATATATTATGACTATGACCTATTCTCTTATTATTACTAAATTTATTTATGGAATTATTTATTATATTTGTAAAAAAATAAAAATATATTTTCTTATTTTATATTAATAAAGCATTAAACTATGGATTATAACATAGAATTAAAAAAGCTAATAAAAGATTCCAGACCTAATTTAAAGGAAAGTTCTATTAAGACTTATATTTCTAATCTAAATAAACTTGCGAATGATGTGGGAATCAAGAAAATAAACAATTTAATTTTTCTGCAACATGGCTCAAACGTTATGAAAATGATAGAGAAAAAGAAACCTAACACTCAAAAAACTTATTTAGCAGTTATAATAGTTGTGTTAAAAGCTATAGATGCTAAACAAAATTTAATAGATTATTACACAGAAAAAATGAATAAATTAGCGGAAAACTATCAAGAAAATATGGCTAAACAGGAGAAAAGTGAATCTCAAAAAGAGAACTGGATGGAGCTTTCTGATCTTCGCAAATTTTTGGACAAACAAGGTAGAGAGATTACCAGATTAAGATTGTGGACCAAACCCAAACTATCACCAAAAGAATTTGACCAAATTCAGAAATTTGTCGCAGGTTCTCTATATTTGGCTGATGATGCGAATCCACCACTCCGCTCTGACTATGCGGATATGAAATTAATATGTAGTAATGACTATGGCAAATTATCTGATGAAGAAAAAAAGGATAATTACATAGTAGATGTAAACAAATCTAATAAATTTTTTCATTTAGGAGATTATAAAACATCTGGAAAATATGGTATAAAAAAAATAAAAGTGGGTAAAAAATTAAATAGTATTCTAAATAAATGGTTTAAAATAAATGAGACTGGATATTTATTAGTAAATAATAGAAAACAACCTATGACTCCTAATGGATTAACTAAATATATAAATAGAGTTTTTGAAGATACAGGGAAAAAAATTGGAGTAAGCTTACTTCGTCATATTTATATATCAAATAAATTTCCTGCGAAAAATGATGAAAAACAAGAAGTTGCAGATTTAATGGGCCATAGTGTAGATGAACAAACCAACTATTCAAAGAAATAATTTCTAATATAAATTTATATGGATATTGAAAAAGAACGCAATATGATGTATAAAATTCAAAGAAAAGAAGATCCTGACAAAGCACCCAAAAAGAAAAGTATGAATCAAATTTTTATCTTAAATAAAAATATAAAAATGAAAAAAGAATTAACAGATAATCAAAAAAAAAAATTAAAAGAACATTCAAAATTCCATAAAGGTGGTATGCAATCTCTACACATGAAAAATATGGTTAAGTTCATGAAAGAAGGAGACTCTTTTACAAAAGCCCATAATAAAGCTGTAAAATTAGATAAAAAAAAACCTGCAAACAAAGTAGGAAAAATGGCGAAAACAAAATATTAGAGTAATATATACTAAATGGATATAAGAAACGGAGATTGTTTGGAATTAATGAAAACTTTGCCTGATAAATCAGTTGATTTGTTTATTTGTGATTTACCCTATGGAGAGACTAATTGTAAATGGGATAATAAAATAGATATGGAAGAATTTTGGAAACAATTCAAGAGAATTCGCAGAAGTCCAAGAGTTGCCTGTATTCATTTTTGTTCAACTAAATTTGGGTATAGTTTAATTAAAAGTTGGGAAAAAGGTTATAAAATGGATTTAGTATGGGCTAAAAGAAATAAAACTGGAGGACTTCAAAGTAGAAATAGACCTATGCGAAATCATGAAATGGTTTATTTTTTTCATGAAAAAGCTCCAAAGTATAATAGGGATAAATATCATAAGAGAATTAGGGAGAAAATACAAACAATAAATAATTGTGAAGGGAATATTACAAAAGCAGGGGTACCTAAAGGAGCTAAACATTTTGACAAATCTAATTTTTTTGAGCCACCAAATCCTGTCAGTATAATTGTAAGCGAAGAGAAAGAGAAAAAAACTATACCTAAAAAAGATAGAGAATCTATGGGAGAATCTTCAGGGATTTATACAAAAGATAAACAAACACAAAGTAAATTTGAGCCACCAAATCCAGCTAGTATTGTAGATTTATACGGAGAAACTTCTAAAAAAAGAAGAGAAAGATATGAGGAGTTTGGCTGTGGATATTATGAACCGCCAAACCCAGCTAGTATATTAAAAAGTGAAGTAGTTTTTATGGGAAAAAGAAATCATAAAACTGAAAAGCCTCTTGATATTTTAGAATTTTTTTTGAAATATTGGACAGATGAAGAAGACGTAGTTCTTGACCCAACTATGGGTTCAGGTTCAACAGGTGTGGCTTGTAAAAAAATGAATAGAAAATTTATAGGATTTGAATTAGATCCTGAAATTTTTAAAGTTGCAGAAAAAAGAATCAACTAAATTTTAATGTTTTCCAATTTAATGTTAAATTCATATTTCTTACTTTTTTATTAACAGCTTTTTGAACAGCTTCTTTACCATGTTTTTTGATTACTTCATCAGCAGTTATAGGAGTTTTTGCTGATATTCTTTTACTTGGGCGACAAGCATTATTACCTATTTTATCATCTCCGCAAATTACCTTTTTACCTTTTAAATAATCTTTCATACTAACCCATTCTTCTTTTCTCCAAGCTGATAGACTATATTTTTTCTCTCCAGAATATTTACCTCCAAGTTTTATATATTCTTTTTGTAAAGCCATACTCCTATAGGCTGATGGTCTTTTATACCTTGGATATACTGTAGCTTTCGCCTTTTTATATAAAGAAGGATTTAAAACATTATCTGGGATTTTATCCATTTATATTGTTATTAG